TAGCAGGTTGGGCCAAGCGCTACGACGGGGGTAGTAAGTCGTTATGGCTCTTGTAACTACTGCTGATCTAAAAAAGTACATGGATATTACTTTTAGTAATGTTCAAGAAGATGCTGCCCAAATGATAGTTGATGGGCTGGAAGCCGACTTGGAGCATTACATCGGTCGTCCTGTTTCTGCTGCGTCTTTTTCGGAGTCGCATGTAGCGCCAGCCAATTACTCTGGCTCATCTCAATATAGTTTTTTTTATGACTACAATCTTGACAGGACGAGTAGCGCTGTATCGGATGTGACGAAGCCGCCGTTTGTTCTTTATACGCGTCGGTCGCCAGTGGTATCTGTTGCTAGTTTGACCGTACAGGGTCAGAGTGATTCTTCCGCGACGACTCAAACGGTTGGTACTGATTATGTGGTGCGAAGATATGGCGTTGATATGTTCACAGTTCAAGATAATGATATAATCGTTATCACCTATACGGCTGGTTTGGACGCTTCCGCAGACAACACATCAGCATTGAAACTAATTATTCTTAGGGCAGCGTCGCGTGAAGTACAAAACCTTCATGATGATGTGGTTGGTATGAAAGACTTGACAACGCGCAATGTCGCTCCCGTGGAGACTGGTTTCACAGAAAACGAACTCAACTCAGTTAAACGGTGGCGTCGCGTCAGGGTGGCCTGACCATGACCAAGATAGAAGCGCGTGGAGTTTTAAAAACCAGAGCCTATTTTGCGGGCATGGTTAGGCGAGCAACGAACTTTCATTCTCAGTTGCGTTGGGCACGCGACGAAATCAAAAAAGCAAACCGAGCAAACTTTGCCACTGGTGGTGTGGCATCTGGGAAAAAGTGGAACGCTCTAGATCCAGAATACCAGTCGTGGAAAATACAACAGTACGGCAATCTGCCTACGATGATTAGAGAAGGCGATTTGTATCGTCAGTTGACATCCCTGTCTGGTCGGGTTAATTGGATCGGTTTGAAGACAGCCCAGTTTGGAACCGATCAAGAGTATGCAGAATTCCATCAAACAGGTACGAAATTCATGCCAGCCAGAAAGATCGTGTTCGTCCCTAAAGGGTTCGCTCACGATTTAGGAGTCGAAGTTGCTGAGTATTTGGTGTATGGTCAAAAAGGCACTAGGGAATATAAGAAACTAAAAGCATTGGCGTTTGACTAATGGTTGCAACAATGGAAGGCCCAGCAGCGGCCAAAAAGTATGTAAATGATTTTCTTGCGGCTGATATGCCGACAAGATTGATGAACTATCGAAACACGTTGAGTTTGTCAGATAGCGAACTTCCGAACCCAGTTAAGTATTTGACGTTTGAACCTTTGACTTTGGATAACTGGCCGACATTGATTACGTTGGTGGAGTCCACCGGCCAGATTATTAGGGATTCCAATGAGCCGGGAATGGATGTTTTGTATCAGGTTGTTTATCGGATGCGTACCTATTGTTGGGTTCGGGCCACGGGGGCCAATGAAGTAACGATTGCCCGTGACAATATGACAATGGTAGTGAGGGATGCGTTGTTGGATCGACCTGCTCTTCGTACTGCTGCGGTGGCTGGAACCGTTTGTGACATCAAGGTTGATGAAGGAACTATTACAGAAGATTTTTCTGATCTTACATTGCTAAAAGGTGAACGTTTCCTTGCGGCTTCATTTCTATCGTATGAATTGAGTCTGTATGAATCTATCGGTCGTGCAAATAAGGGAGTCATGCTGACCAATGTGGTGAATGAATCCATGATGGAAAAGGTTCCCAATGCCCCAACGTTGCTTGGGGGAACAGGTGGAAACACTAATGCGACCCTGAGTTGGAAAGCACCGACCTACGACGGTGGCGGGGTTTATCCAATCACTGGTTACACGATTCAAGCCTCCACGGATAAGGGAGTGACTTGGGCAACAGTTGTTGCTAATACTGCAAGTTTGAATCCAACGCATGTTGTGGGAGGGTTATCTAATGCGACTTCTTACATGTTTAGAGTGGCTGCTTTAAATGCTGATGGAACAGGTGCGTATTCATCTGCTTCAGGAAACATAATACCTTCTGCTTGATAACCCTATATGGGTGCTAATATAAAAAGCGGACAGATACATGCAATGAAAGACCTTCAGAGCCATGTAAGATTTGTCCACAAAGTTCGTTCATCGGCCCAACATCGGAGGCGCGGGGAATGCCCGGAATCGTCGTAAATACCGCAGTCAGAAGCGGACCAGCAGGAACCGGGGAGACGATCTCCGCGCAGGCGTTTATGGTGGGCACCACCGAACGTGGTAAGGCAACCGAGCCTACGCTGATTCGTAACCTCACCGAATACAAAAAGTATTTCGGCAAGTATGTGGCAGGAAATCTGCACACTTACGCACAGACTTATTTTGAAGAGGGTGGAACACGTTTGTATGTTCAGCGTGCTGTGGCAGATGATGCTGTAGCAGGTAGCCGTGCTTTTGTTAATTCTGCCGGTTCAACGGTCGCTACATTTTCTGCCGCAGACGTTGGGGCGTGGGCAGCGAATCTAGACGTTCAGGTTTTGGCTGGTGATGTTTCTGGTGTTCGTGTCAAGGTTCTTCTTGACGATGAGGTCGTGTTGCTTACCAACGACTTGACCACACTTGATTCTATTATTAGCACCGTTAATGTCGGTGTCCCTCATTTGGTTACGGTTGCTAAAGAGTCAGGGGCTACGACTATGCCGGTAGCAACTTCCGCACTTGCAATGTCTGCTGGTGCTGATGGAACACTGGTGACTGATGGGAGCGCAACTGATAATTATGTTGAGGGTCTTGCGAAGATGAGCAAGGACTTGGGTCCGGGTTCAGTTTCGATTCCCGGTATTGCAACGGCCAACTCTTATTGGCACGCGTTGATTGATCATGCTAAGGCTATGGATCGGATTGCCATTTGTTCGTTTACGTCGGCTAGTAGCGCTACTGGTGCCAAGTCTTCCTTGAGCGGTGCTTCTCCGGCGGTTTACACAGATACAGATGCCCATTATGCGGGCTTCTACTATCCGTGGGTAAAGATTCCTGATCCGGCTGCTGCCGGGTTGACGGTCAACAATGCGCCTGATGCTTATGTTCAGGCGAAGCGTTCCAAGGCTGCCAATGAGGCTGGAGGTCCATGGCGGGTTGGTGCTGGAGCGATTTCCGAAGCCACTTTCGTGACCGGCCTGTCGCTACCAACGGGCACCTTGATGGACAAGGCAACTGGCGATGAGTTGGATAACTCTCGCATCAATGCGTTGCGAATCATTAACGGCAAGGTTCGTGTTTATGGTGCCCGTTCTTCTTCGTCGGCTGAAAATGATTGGCGATTTATCACGGCACGGGACACGATCAACCACATTGTTTATTTGGCTGAAAAGCGATTGGAGCGCCACACATTTTCTACCATCGACAGCCGGGGTGCCCTATATGCGAAGATCAAGGCTTCGCTGATTGGCATTTTGGAGCCGGTGTTGAAGTCTGGCGGTCTGTACGCTGCCCACGATGCAGCGGGCGCATTGGTCGATAATGGTTACAAAGTAACTGTTGCTGATAGCAATAACCCTGCTGCCAATTTGGCAACTGGTCAAGTCACTGCTGATGTTGCAGTCAGGGTGTCGGCTGTCGGTGATAAGATTACAGTCAACATCACGAAGTCCAACCTTACGGCTGGCATACTCTAATCAGGGAGTGAAGTAAATGAAACTAGCACAGAGGCAGATTATCGGTTCGATTGCCCCAGCAGAGGTCATGGGGATGGCAACGCCTCCGGACTTTACTGGGTATTTTGCTCAGGTGTCCGGTGGTGAAATTACTGCTTCAGTGGAGAAGGTGTTTGAGGGTGGAAAGAAGTTCCCTGAGACGCTGTGCGCTCCTGCCGAGGTCGGTGATGTTACTTTGACTCGCCACTACGATCCGACCCGTGATGGTTCATTGGTTGCTGGTCTGCGGGGTTTGGTGGGTGCGGCCTATTACGACATCACTATCGAAGAGACGGATTGTGATCTCAAAGTGATGGATTCTGAGAACAACCGAATGTTTACTCAGGCTCTTGTTGTTGGTTTGACTGAGCCTGATGGCGATGCTTCTTCGGGAGCGCCCGCAACCTTTAGCATTACTTTGGCTATTGGTGGTTTGAAAGAAGCGGGTACTGCTTCTGCTGGTACTGCCATCTAAGTTATTAACTTAAAAAACTTGATACCCCTGAAAAGGGGTGTTACTATCTGGATGTCATAACAACGTCCAATGGAGAATATATTATGGCTGATGAAGCAAAAGTAACGAAGACTATTTCCTATGATGTTCCCGAAGATAGTAAGGAACAACTTGTAGAAAAAGAAGCAAAACCTTCAGTTTTGGAACAGTTGCGTAATGTTGTTGAACAGAAGGTTGAGCGGACTGAAATCGAAATCAATGTTCCTGAACGGGAAGGTGTTTCGGTTCGATTTTCCCCGAATGTCACTCAGCAGCAGTTGCGGGCATGGCGGCGAAATTCAGGTGAGAACAGCAAGGATGGATTTGATCCTTTGAGGTTCGCTTGTTATGTGGTTGGTTCGACTTGTACCGGAATTTTGATCAACGATGAGATTGTTGAAAATCCAACAAGTGGAATCGCTCTCACGTTTGCTTCCGATGCGATTCTGGAGATGACTGGTGATGCTCGTCCGATCCCTGATGGGATTCGCAACTTCTACGGTATTGATCCTCACTTGGAAGCCACGGCGTTGGCGATCTTGGATGCCGCTGGTTATGGAGATGAGATTGATGAGATAAACCCTACGGAGCGGTAATAGAAGAACTCTCAGAGTCTCCTGTTATCGAAACAGCCGCACGGCTAGGTGAAGTATTTCATACAGATCCAATTGCCCTATTGGATTGTTCCGAAGCAGATTGGATGATTCGGCTATCATGTGCAATGGTGATAGCCGCTGATCGCGAGAAACAAGAGAAAGAGGCACAAGCGGCACGCAAGGGTAGGCGTAATTAACTAGAAAGTACCGTATTATGGCTGTAGAGCAAAAGGTAGTCATCAGGGTCGAAATAGATCCGGATATGACTAAGGCCGCTGCGGTTAATGCGTTTCTTAGTACCCTTGATAAAAGACTAGGCAAAACCAATAAGTCTCTTCAGCAGACAACTGATTTGTTGAAGGCCGGAATGGCTTACCATCTTGCTGAGGTTGCTAAAAAGATGGCCGCTTTTGGTAAGGCGATTCTGAAAGTCAACTTTAAAGGTCTAGTTGTTGAGTTGGCTTTGGTTACAGCAGGGCTTGTAGCCATGAAGGGAGCGTTGGCTGCCGGTAGAGGAATCATGAATGGGTGGGCTAACACCGTCAGTTTCCTCAAAGT